ACGCTTTTCAAATATCTAATTTAAGGGCGCAAAACCTTAATACAAGCGGCAGGCCAGTAAGCTTTGCTATTCTCGATGGTAGTATTGAGGTGTTTCCAACGCCTGATGCGTCTTATACTTTGGAGATGCTTTATTATGAAACTATTACTCCATTAAATGCACAAACTGCAACAAACTGGGTTTTAACTAATTACCCAGATGCTTATCTTTATGGTTCTTTAGTTCACTCTGCGCCATATTTGCAAGAAGATACTCGTGCAAACACATGGGCGGCATTGTATCAAAAGGCAATCAATGATATAAATGCGGAAAGTGAACGATCAAAAACTAGCGGCTCTGGTCGCAGAATGAAGATAAGGAGTTATTAAATGGCAAGTATAGCAGACAGGGTGCTTGATAACGGATTGACGGTACTCGATACAGAAGCCTCAAGGGTAGACATTACGTCACAAGAGGCAACAAGCTACGCAGAAGCAACAAGTACGTATACGTTAGGAAATGCAACCTCTATTAGTATTTCTGCTCCTGCGGATCGAACTGGAGGAGGTCGTAAAGTGACACTTTCAGCAATATCAGGGGCAAGCGTTACTGGCACTGGGAACGCACAATTTTACGCAATAACAGATGTAAGCAACACAAGATTATTGGCAACTGGTTCGTTAACAACGCCACAATCTGTGGCTACCGGGAATACATTTAGCTTACAATCCCTCGATATAGGAATACCAGATCCTTCATAAAAAACAATAACTTAAGGGCCAGTATTAATGCCAGCAAACGGTAACAGGATAAAAGTAAGCACTGCTAGCACGGGAACCGGGTCCATAACTTTAGGGGCCGCTGAAAATGGATTTCAAACTTTTAATGCTGGTGGCATAGCTGATGGTGAAACTGTGCGTTTTACTATTGAAGATGGCTACGCTTGGGAAATATCTGAGGGGGTATACACCCATAGCTCGACCTCACTTTCAAGAACTCTAACAGAAAGCTCCACGGGTTCTTTGCTTAATCTAAGTGGTAACGCGGTTGTTTTTGTAACGTTTACATCCAGCGATATTGTATCTCCCGGTAAAACTTTAGCTTACTCACTTATTTTTGGTTTTGGATAGGAAATAGCATGGCAAACCCTAACATAGTAAATATAAACACTATCAATGGAAAAACGCATGGACAAACGCTAACAACTTCAGCGGCTAACATTGTTACAAACGCTAGTGGTAGCAACAAGATATTTAAAATTAATAGTATAGTTTGCGCTAATATTGACGGTGTAAATGATGCTGATGCTTCAGTTTCAGTATTTAAAAACCAATCAAGTGAGTTTTTTTTAGTAAAAACGGTTGCCGTGCCAAAAGATGCAACGCTAGTTGTTTTATCAAGGGACACGGGTATTTATCTTGAGGAAAATGACAGTATTAGGGCATTAGCTTCCGCTGCTAGTGATATAGATATTGTCATTGCTTATGAGGAAATATCATAGGTGACCAATGCCCTCAAACATAACTAAATTTGGCAGTTTAAAAGGCTCTGATGACCACAAAGAGACCAACAAGGGTCGCTTTGGTTTAGTAACCACGGAATTGCACAGTGTTCCCCCAGCACCCATAGGTGAGCATTTATATTATATACCGGGAAGTTATACTTGGGTTGCTCCAGCCGGGGCTACAACCGTTTCCGTAGTTTGCGTTGGCGGTGGCGGTGGTGGATTACAACATGATTTTTTTGGCTTAATGTTTAGCACGGTCAGCGGTGGTGGTGCGACATTAGCCTATAAAAATAATTTTTCTGTTGTTCCCGGGCAAGGCTATGATTTGTTTGTTGGCGCGGGTGGTGCGGGGAGTGTAGTTCCATCAGGGAATTTCCCCTCTTCTAGTGGCAATGCTGGTCAAGATAGTTGGTTTAACAACACAAGCACTTGCAAGGCTGGCGCTGGTGACGCTCCATATACTATTTTTGCTGCTGTGGCTCAAAGTCAGTCAGATGCCCCCGTAGGAGATGGCGGCGGTAGAGGCGGCTATTCTAACGGGTTTAATGTAGGTCATCCTTTTGATAATGGAGTAACAGGTGGTGGCGGCGCTGGCGGCTATGCTGGTGATGGTTCTGGATATACAAATACTGGCCCGCCCGGAACTTATGATGGACACCCTAGCGCTAGCTCTGGGGCTGGTGCCGCTGGTGCAGCCGGGGCTTTTATAGGAAATCCGGTTGCAAACGGCGGTCCGGGCGGTGGTGTTGGAGTTTACGGACTTGGCACATCTGGCACAAGTCACGGTGAGAGCGGTTCATATGGTATGAACGCGGGCGTAGCAACCCCTCCCGGTTCGCACGTAAATAAAGCTATTTACAACCCAGCATCCGTAAGTGGTTGGAATAATACAGCGCCCCCGGCGGGAGGAAGTGGCGCAGCCCCCCACAATAATGCTGATGCGGTTAAACCGGGCCTATATGGTGGCGGCGCTGGAAACACTGGTTTAGCGAGTCAGATACAGGTTGGTCCCAGTACATATAGGATTTATGGCCCCGTTGGTGACGGTGGTAATGGTGCGGTTAGAATAATTTGGGGGCCGGGTAGAGCTTTTCCTAGTTCCTTATGTGATGAAGCGTCAAGCTTTGGAAATGTTTCGGAGAATTAATGAAACGTAATTTTGGATATAGAGGGCATAACCCAGAAATAGGTGACCCAGCTAATGTTGTTAAAGGCATTATTGAAATAGAGGAAGCTTCTATTTGGCGGCGTTCTGATGGCTACCCGGCAGCGTTAGGTGTTAAAGAGGCATTTTTAACTATGGGGTCTCTTGCTAATTTTTCCCCAAGGCACAACCCAATAGCAAATGGCGCAATTACATTCATTCAAAATGAAGAATATTATCTGCATATTGTTGAAAATTTTTCATCAAGTTCAGGAACAACAACCCGTTACTGGTCAATAGATAGCACTGCCCATGATTTAATGTTTCAAGATTTAACAGGCACTATAACCGTTACTAATTCAACTGGTTCAGGCTCCGCTGTTTTTAGAACTAGATTTATAGAGTGGTTTACTACAGCGCCAACTTTTTATTTAAGAATTAGGTCAGGAAGTACAAGCGGCCCAATACTACAGACTTTTACTATGCAACCTTTATTGCCTTATATATCCACTCAATTTTATGATAATTCAAACAGTATAGACGCAAACTTAGGTGGTTTAACAGAAGGTCAGAAAGATAATTCTTATAATGATTGGCGTTTAATAATTGGCAACGTTGGTTATAATGCTAGCGCGGGTTTCAGTGGTCTTGTAAAAACTAAAATAGCGTCAACAACATTAAATACTGCAAGCGCTGATGATATAGAATTTACTCCAGCGGCCCCTTATGATGTAACTGCAAATTCTTATAGTGCAGTAGCACAAATGGGTAGCGGTGAAACAACTCAAAATATTGTTGATTATAATGGTTTTAACGTAAGAAGTGATGCAACAACAGAAGGGACCGAAACCTTTACAGTAGGTTTAGAGGCTTATAAGGACCCTGTTGTGGGTGGCACGACAACTATTGGAAATATTGTATTATCTATCTTGGATACAAGTGTGCCATTTACGTTTACGTTTGATTATGCGCCAGCGGCTCGCAGTAGTTATGATAGCAATAATCCATCACTAGGCCCGAGGTCGTATTATCCAACGGGTGGCTCATATAGCAATATAGGGAATTTATTTTATAATCTGGGCGGTTTGAATGAGGATAAAACAACAAGGTTTCTTCCAAAAACAACTACAACTGGCGTTGGTGGTCGTTATTATTATGAAGTTGTGCAAGCTACTGGCACGGTAACTGATCAATATGGGCAAGTTTTAGGAACGATAGGCGGCACAAATGCAGATTGGACGCCTAATAGCGGTCATTTTTCAATAGATGATACTGGTGCGTTTGATGTTGCTGGGGGCAACATTGATATTACCGCTGTTCTAGATACTCAAGGGGCGGTTGCTGAAGAATATGAGGGTTTTAAGGTAAATGTATATCCAGAGGATAAAAACCCAGCAACGCTATTAGGAACATCTTCTCAAGTTATAATTGTAAATGTTACAGCTAATAATTTTTATTCAAAAATGAAACATTTTGCGTCAGGTTCATATTTAAGCACATCTAGCACAAATGGGGGTAATTTAACAAACGGGTATGATATAAAAGATTTTGTAATTCCCTCTGATATAAATGGTTTAACAGGTAGAATTTACATTGGTGGAAAATGCAATGGCAGCACTGTTAATGCTCATGATTACGCTATAGCTGGTATACAAATTATCAATTCTAGTGGGACTGTTACGAAAGCTATGGCTATAAGAGGCCTCAACAACGAACAAACTTGGGTTACACCAACAAATCCCCTAACTTATCTTACATCCGCTGGTTATTTTCAAACAACTAGTTTTTTTGACAACCCAATTGGTAATGCAAAATTTGAAGATTTATCAACTGTTGTTGGAATGACTTATTACAATCTTAATTCTGCTAGTATTTACAATATGTCCTCTGGAAACAATTTTGTTAACGGTAGATGGAATGTAACAGGTTTTAATAATTTTGGCACACCAACAACATATACTGGCATGGCTGGGGGTGTTAACCCGGGAACTCATAGTAATACGGGTTCTTTTGTGGCTCTTAATGCGGAAAACAGTAGCACGATAGAAGTTCAACCCACTACCCAAGCTAGTTATTCAACAGGCCACATTTACATGGAAAGTGATGGAATGAGTGGGACCCAACCGGGTGCTGTTTTAAGAAGCCCCACACATACTTTTTCAACTGGTGAAACCATTAGGGTTTGTTTTCAAATAGCAACGAACTCCGGAAGTTTTAGTGCATATAATGCTTTATTTTTAGGAGTAGCTTAAATGACTTTGTATTCTTATAACTTAAATACGCCTGAGACTTTGCCCGATAGAATTGTATTAAGTAGCGGTTATACAAGGACTGACCCAGAAACATTTACTGATGCTGAAATACTTGACGCTGGGTATGTAGCGGCTCCCGATAAACCTGATTGCAATATAAAAACTCACAAAGTTCTGTGGGTAAATACTGAATGGATCACATACGAATTAAATGATGAAGAAAAAGCAGAAATAAAAGAGCATGAATGGCGCAGAGCAAACCCAGAAATTTCCCAACAACAATGGGCCGCTCTAAAAACGTATAGGGATACAAGAATTGATATGGATGCAAGCAAAGAGCCAATGTATTTATTAACAGACGTAAACGCTTGGATCGATAAACTAGACCGGGATTATATTTATTCCACATACAATGAAACATTAGGTCAGTTTACAATAGAAGGTTTTGACTGGACAAAAATTAACCCAGATTGGACTGCGTAGATGCTTGGTTTTCACCCATTAGCTTCTCAGCCATTAGGCTTTGTGGGAATAAGAAACCTTGCTTTATCTGCTAATGATGTTGCAACTCAAAACCCGGTTTTAGATGCTGGTGTTTTAACAGAAAATCTTATTTTATCAGGGTCCAATATTGAAGCTCAAAACCCAGTTATTGATAGTGCCTTTTTAACTAATAACTTTGTTTTTGCGCCAATTACCTTAGAAACTCAAAATCCCGTCTTAAATACAACCGCAATTACACAAATTCACAATTTTGCAACCAATGACATAACAACAGCAAATCCAGTAGTTAGTAACGTCTTACTTATTGAGGGTGAGAATTTTGCAGCTTCCCCACTTATCACCGGGGTTCCTGTTGTTGATACTACAACAATTATTCAAAATCATATTTTTTCTATTAGTAATTTAGAGAGTGGTAGCCCCGACCTAGCACTAGGTCAATTAACTCAAATTCATAATTTATCTGGTCAGTATACCGGCCAAGCTGCGTCCGTTCCAAATGCCACTATGTTTGAAAATGAAAACTTTACAGCTCCAAATATTCTTACTGGAACAGTACAAGTTGAAAGCACAATAATAACGCAAGAGTATTTTTTTACTGGTCAAATAATCTTTAACGCACCAGATATTCAGTCATTAAGCCTGACACAATCATATATCTTTTCAACAGATAATATAGTTACAGGTGTTCCAGATATTGGGTTAGCAGCTTTTCCTTTTACAGAAATAAACGTGCCGCCTAAAAATTACACAGAAATTAATGTACCATCTGAAACTTATACTGAGATTAATATACCATCTGAAATATGGACGGATGCGGCCTAACATGATATGTTTGCATAAATAGGAGATTATTATGACCTTAACTTTAACAAAGCCAACGATTGGCGGAAGTCAGGACACATGGGGGCAGTTAATCAATAATGCACTTGATGATATTGTAGGGTACACTATGCCCTCTGGTGGAATTATTATGTGGTCGGGCGCGGTTTCGGCTGTTCCTACAGGCTGGGCATTATGTAACGGTTCAAACGGCACACCTAACTTAACAGGTAAGTTTATCGTTATGGCTGACGCTGATAGCGGTGGAACCTATGATGTAAATAATACTGGCGGTGCAAATGACGTGACACTAGCGACTAGCGAATTGCCTGCCCACTCTCACACTGGCTCTACAGCAAGCGCAGGAAGTCACAGTCACACTGGATCAGCTACTTCAGCAGGGGGACACACCCACACTACTAATATATCATTTTCACCAGATGTGGATTATTTTGGAAATAACGTATCTATTCTTAATAATGGTCAAAATGGTGCAGGATCAGTAGCTGGTCAAAGCACAAACTTTACTTCAAGCACTTCAGGCGCACATTCTCACACACTGAGCATTAACAGTGTTGCCGCACACACTCACACTGTAACAGTTTCTAACACTGGCGGCGGTGGCGCACACGAAAACAGACCACCTTATTATGCATTAGCTTACATTATGAAAACTTAAACATGGCATTAGTACCTTTAGATTTAAAAGCAGGATTTTATAGAAACGGAACTGACCTTGACGCGGCAAATCGTTGGCGTGATGGTAGCTTGGTCCGTTGGCGTGATGGCTCATTAAGGCCAGTTGGCGGTTGGCAAGAATTTAAAACTGGCTTTTCTACAAATCCTGTAAGGGGCGCTCATGCTTGGGAAAGTCTTGGCGGCACATCTTACTTTGCTGGTGGCAGTTATAATGAATTAAAAGCTTCAACTGGTGGAGGAGTTGTTTTCGATATTACTCCGACAGTTATGGCTGCTGGTCGTGAAAACGCTGCACAAAATGTGGGATTTAGCGGTGGGTTTTACGGCACTGGCTATTATGGAACGCAAAGGCCGTCAACAGGCACTTATTCAGAAGCCTCAACTTGGTCATTGGACAATTTTGGTCAGTATTTGCTTGGGGTTCACTTTGATACAGGAACTTTAGTAGAGTGGCAACTTGGATCATCAACAGTAGCCGCGCCAGTAGCTAATGCGCCAACTAATAATCTTGGATTAGTTGTAACAGAAGAAAGATTTGTTTTTCTTTTAGGGGCTGGTGGAAACCCAAGAAAAGTCGCTTTTTCAGATAAAGAAACTAATACTGTATGGACGCCAGCGGCAACAAATGAGGCTGGGGATATAGAGTTAGCCACAAATGGGCAGATAATGCAGGGTCTTAAAACCAAAGGCCAAACATTAATAATCACGGATACAGACGCTCACGTTATGCGGTATTTAGGGCCACCTTATGTATATTCTGCATCTAGGGTTGGAACATCTTGCGGAGCAGTTTCGCGTATGTCGGCAGTGGATACTGATATGGGCGCTTTCTGGATGGGCCAAAAGGGCTTTTTTGGTTTTGATGGTAACTCTGTTAAAGAGATACCTTGCGAAGTTCATGACTATGTTTTTGACAATATAAATGTTAACCAACAATCTAAAATTTGGGCATTTAGCAATACAGAATTTAGTGAAATTTGGTGGTTTTATCCATCGGAAGATAGTTTAGAAATAGATAGATACGTTGCATTTGATTTATTAGAGGGTCATTGGCTTATTGGTAATTTGTCAAGAACTAGCGGAGTTTCTAGGGGTGTATTTAGAAATCCACTTTTAAGTGGTGAAAGAGTAGGAACAATTACTTATAATGTAACTGTAGCCAATGATGGCGGTAACAAATATTTCATTTCATCTTACTCTGGTTCTGCGCCAACCTTATCATTGAAAAAAGGTAATACTTATATTTTTGATCAGAGTGCAGCAAGCAACGCAACCCATCCACTAAAATTTTCCACAACTGCCAATGGTACTCATGGTGGTGGAACTGCCTATACAACTGGTGTCACAGTTGTTGGAACCGCAGGACAAGCAGGAAGCTATGTTCAGATAGTTGTCTCAGATAGCACACCTTCTACGTTGTATTATTACTGCGTTAATCATAGCAATATGGGTGGAACAATTAATATTATAGAACCTGTTACAATTTTTAACCACGAAAGCGGTTTAAATTATGATAATGGTTCTGTTTTTTGTGAAACTGGTCCAATATCTATTGGCGCAGGCGATCAAATATCAAAAGTAACAGAAGTGATACCTGATGAAGTTACACAAGGTGATGTTGATTTAAAATTTAAAACCAGATTTTATCCAAATGCTCCCGAAACAACTCATGGCCCCTTTAATCCAAGCAATCCAACTTCAGTTAGGTTTAGTGGTCGTCAAATAAGGATGCGCGTTGATGGTGATCAATTAGCAGCTTGGAGAGTTGGCACGATGCGATTAGAGATTAAAGCAGGGGGGCGTAGATAATGCCTGTTACACCACCAGTTATAGGAACAGACATACGACAGTGGGGTAGAGAGCTTAATCTCTTTTTGCAGCGTAATTTAGGTAAGTTATTTTTTAAAAGCGAAGGGGATATTCCATCTGACAACGGTATATTTCTTTGGGATGATATAAATAACTATCCAGTAGTTTCAAGCGATGGAGCATTTAGACAAGTTGCCATGAAGCAAGCGACACCTAGCTCTAGTGTTGGTGCGTCTGGAGATGGCGCAGGAATGATAGCTTGGGATACGTCTTATATTTATATTTGTACTGGCACACATAACGGTAGTGCAGCAATTTGGAAGAGGGTAGCATTGTCTACATATTAAATGCCCAAAGATACACAAGTAAATGAATTAGAAAGATGCCGCCCTTGGATAGAGGCGGCTTTGGAGTATTCTGGTGGCACACATAGCTTTGAAGATGTGGCAAAAGGTATACTTGATGGAAGTATGCAGTTGTGGCCTAGCCCAAGGGGGTGCATTGTTACAGAAATTGTGATATATCCTAGAAAAAAGGCGCTGAACGTGTTTTTAGGCGGTGGTGAGCTAGATCAGTTGTTAGATATGCACAATGATGTTACAGATTGGGCAAAGAGCTATGGATGTGAGGCTTTGACGATTACAGGTCGTTTTGGATGGAAAAAACCTTTGAAGGCGCATGGCTGGAAACCATTGCACGCTTCATTTCAAAAGGAGATATAAGATGAGTGGTGGTAAAGGCGGAAGCAGCAGTGTATCAACAGAAATACCAGCATATATTGAGGACGCAGCTAAATCTAATTTAGGACTTGCTGATAAAATATCTAACATAGGGTATACACCTTATTATGGCCCAGACCTTGCCGCTGTTACTCCAATGCAAGGCGCTGCTTTTCAAAACACTCAAAACGCAGCATCGGCTTTTGGTATGAACGCAGGCCAAGGGCAATATATGCCAGAAGCAACACAGTTTGCTGGTGGTGGTATGGGGTACTCTTCTGCTCCTATGTTTGAGCAATCTGTAGAAAACTTAGCTCAGTTTAGACCAGCGCAAAGTCAATATATGGATACATTTTTTATGAATCCTCAAACTGGCGAAGCAGGCAGTAACGCTGCTCCAATGGGTAGCGCAGAAAGTTTTACTCCTACAGGTTATACAAATAGCTCACCGTTGGGAGTGCAACCTGTAGCAAGAGACACAATGACGAGAGGTAAGTAATATGGGCGCAGCAGCAAATCCAGCAATGACAATGAACCCTTATCAGGGTGCGGCTCAAGCAACGATGCAAGCAGGCCAAGGCTTTGCTAATCCAAATGTAAATCAATTTATGAACCCATTTAATCAAAATGTTGTTGATAAAACATTAAGAGATGTGGGTAGCGCTGCTCAGATGGGATTAAACCAAGTTGGGGCGCAGGCACAAGGAGTAGGCGCTTTCGGTGGTTCTAGGCAAGGTATTATGGAAGCTGAGACGCTGAAAGGCTTTCAGCAGCAGGCCTTAGATAAGGTTGGTGCATTACGTCAGCAAGGCTTTGATAGTGCTATGAATAACGCATTTAGATCAGCGCAAGGTTTGCAGGGCGTAGGCTCTCAAGCCTTTAACATGGGCCAAGCTATTAACCAGCAACAGTTGCAGCAAGGGCAAATGCAGCAAGCAATGATGCAAAGCTTAATAGATGCTGCTAAAGGCCAGTATCAGCAGTATGCAGATGCTCCGACAAATAAACTTGGTCTTCCGCTTGCGGCTCTTGGGGCCACTCCACTTTCCGAAACAAAAACAACAGACAGACAATTAGGAATAATGGATTATTTAACCGCTGGCGCACAAATATATACTGGTATGCCAAGATTTTGAGGTGATATATGCTACCAAATGCTTTTAATCTTTCACAAGACGATGAACGTGATTTTAGACCTGTAGCAGCAGCCTTTGCTAAAGGGTTTAATACGCTTAGAACTTTTCCAGATCAGCAATTAAACGCTGATTTGCAAAACGTTATGCAGCAGCAAACAGCAAGAAAAGGCAGAAATAAAACTGTAGAGCTTTTGAAAAGTTACGGCACGCCCGACATGGATAGATTGGCGTCAATGGTTCAGACAGGTGGTTTGGGCGCAAAAGACGCTTACAGTTTGATGTTTAATATGCAAGCGGAGCAAAGAGCTTCTGATCGTGCAAGAACAGCGGCTGATCTAAAGTATAGTAGAGATGTAAAGCTTGCAGAGCTTAGGTCTGGCGGTACAGGTACTACTAGATATAAAAATGCTATTGCCGCAGGACTTGTTCCCAAAACTACTGAGTTTGAAAGATTTATGCTTACAGGCAAGATTGATAACAGCTTTGAAGCTGAGTATCGAAAAACACTCACTAAGCCGCCTGCTGGTCAAGATTATGAGTTTGTATATGACGAAATGGGTCAATTCCAAAATGTAAAACTTGTCAATATTGAGGGTGGTAAGCAGGAGGAAACAGCAGGAAAAGAAGATCAGGCAAGGATTGAAAAATTTACTAATCAATCAAGGTCTGGAAGGCTAGTTCTAGAAAACATTGATAGAGCTATTGAAATAGCTATGGGAACAAAAATGGCTACAGGTCTTAGGGGTCAACTTCTTCAAAACGTAGGCGGCACAGAGGCTAGAAACTTATCCAAAACAATTGAAACAGTTTCAGCTACAATTGGTTTTGATAGATTGCAAAGAATGAGAGATGAAAGCCCAACTGGTGGCGCACTTGGTCAGGTAGCTGTTCAGGAACTTGAAGCACTAAGGGCGACAATGGGTAGCTTAGATATAACCCAAGATAGGGAAATTGTGGTTGGAAATCTTCAAAGAGTTAAGCGTGAATACATTACCTCAATGAAAAGAATAATTGATGCTGCAATTGTTGATAATGAAAAAGGTCTTAAAAATAAATTTACAAACAAAGTGGTAACGCCCTATGATTTCTTTTCTGAAGCGGAAGTTAACATGATTTTAGGTAATGATGTTGAGACAGGTCAGGAAGGAAACTCTAACGCGACCGTCATAGACGGATATACCATTGAGATGGAGTGAGCAGCTAAATGCCAACATTTAATATTACATCACCAGACGGTAAAAAATATAGAGTAAGCGGCGATAACGCTCAAGGCGCTCACGCAGCGCTTATGAAGATGTTAGGTGAGGATGTTGGCGTTGTAGAAGATTCATTAAAATCACTTGGCAGTGGCGCGGTCAGGGGTGGCATAGGTTTAGCGGCTTTGCCCGAAATGGCTGCAAGAGGCGTTGCTAGATTGGGGCAGGAGGGTTTACAAGCTGTCGGCCTTGCGGATGATGATTATAATATTCCTGTTTTAGATACAGCCACAGGAAGGGCTTTAAGTGGTCTAACATCTCTTGATGATTATGAGGCCAAGACAACAGCAGGAAGATATGCAGGCACTATAGGCGAATTTGCTGGTGGCGCAGGAGCTTTTGGTGCGGCTGGCAAGGCAGCTAAGATTGCAGGAAAAGCATTAGCAAAAAATAGATCAACCCTTCCTGCGCTTGCAGATGATGTTCCAATCACAACAACGCAGCAAGCTATTGGCGAGGGCTTGGAGAAAGTAGGCCAGCGTGTTCAAGATTTAGGTGTTGGCAAGGGTCTTGGTGGGGCGCTTCAAACTGGGAAAACATCAGTTGTGGCTGGGTCAGGCAGTGAGCTTGCTGGGCAGATGACTGAAGGAACAGCAGCGGAGCCGTATGCAAGGGTTATTGGTGCTTTTCTAGCACCTGTTGCGGCAACAGGTGTTAAAAACAAAACATTAGCAGCTTTTCAAAAGAGAGCTATGGAAAAGCCTGCTGTAGAAACAGCTAAAGATGCGTCCAGAGTATCTTATAAAGCGTTTGATGATGCAGTTGCTAAAGCTACTGATGGTGGCAAATTTATAAATATGAGTGATGTTGTAAAAAAAGTTGAAGACAGTGCTTTCTCTGGAGAGGGTGAAAGATTGTTTATGGCTTACACCCCAAGGCTTGCTGGTAGTGAGTATGTCGATGCGGCAAGGCAGGCAATAATTAAGCACACTGGTAAAAAATTTAATTTAGCTCAATTAGATAGTCTAAGGTCTGGCTTAGGTGATCTTCATAGAAAAAGTGGCTATGACCCAAGAGTCGGATTTTTAAAAGATCAGATTGATGATGTTATAATGAAGACGCCAGTTGACAATATAAACCCTAATAATTTGCCAATTAAATTTGGGTCTACGCCAAGCACCAAAAGAGAAACCCTTGAAAGCTTAATTAAAGCAGCAAGAAGTGACTACAGAAGGCTTAAAAAAGTAGAGCTTTTTGAAGAAGTTATGGGAACAGCAGGGAAAGCTGAGCTTACTGCGGCTGCTCAAGGGGCTGGCGGTAATATTGTAAACTCATACAGGCAAGCAGCAAAGCAAATATTGCAAAATAAAAGAATGAGAGATCAGTTCGATGACCCAGAACTGGAAATGATGGAAGCTTTTGTTATGGGCAGGCTTTCCGACAATGCATTGAGATTAATTGGTAAACTATCTCCCACTGGAAATGGCCTTATGCAGGCTTTAAATATTGCTGCAATAGCAACAAATCCTGCTTTTATCTTTGGAACAGCCGCTGGTTTTGGAGCAAAGGCCGCTGGTGATGCTTTGGCTAAATCAACTGTAAATAAAATTAGAGAAACAATTATGTTGGGCGCAAAACCTAAACAGAAAATAAACATAACAGACCAAGACATTAGGCAACTTATTGGTTCGGCAGCAAGCATAGAGGGCGGCTAAATGGAACTTAAAGCTAAAACAGAACTAGAGATAGAAAGCATTGTCCAAGCCGCTATTGATGACGCTGTAGACTTTGTTGAAAGCGAAATATCTGAGGATAGAATAACTGCTCAACGCTACTACGATGGCGAGGTCGATATAGGCTATGAGGACGGGCGCAGCAAAGTAGTTGCTACTAAGGTTCGGGATACTGTGCGTGCGATTAAACCATCATTGATGCGTGTGTTTTTAAGCACTGCAAGGCCAGTAGAATTTATGCCGCATGGACCAGAAGATGTGAACATGGCAGAGCAGGCAACTGATTATGTTCATTATGAGTTTCAGCGTAGCAACGGCTATAGAGTGCTAAACGATGCTTTTCACGATGCGCTAATCAAGAAGCAAGGTATAGTAAAAGCTTACTGGGAAGAAATGCCAGAGGCAGAAATTTACACTTACACAAACTTATCTGATGATGAGTATACCTTTTTAGTGCAGGACGATGATGTAACGGTTCTTGAGCATACTGTCGAGCAGGAAATGAGTATGGATGAACAAGGCGTTGAGATGAAGACGCCTGTTCATTCTGCTAAAGTCTCAAGAAAAGCATACGCTGGCTGCCTAAAGATAGAAAGTGTACCACCAGAAGAGTTCTTTGTAGATCGAAATTGCAGAACCTTAGAGGATGCTCATGTTGTTGTTCATAGGTCTGATATGAGGGCCAGTGATCTTATTGCTATGGGCTTTGAGGCAGATGAAATTCTTAAATTAGATAGCTTTGATGCAGGCACAGAAATGACTGAAGCAGAGCGACACGAGCGCCAAGGTTATTCGAGTGATTTTGATGAAACAAGCTCTGATCCATCCATGCGGTCTGTTACATTAACAGAAGCTTATATGAGAATGGACGTTGATGGAACAGGGGTTGCTGTGTTGCATAGATTTTTATGCGGTGGAACTAAGTACAAGCTGCTAGATTATGAGTTAGCAGACGAGTTACCTTTTGCAAAATTTGAAGTAGACCCAGAACCGCACACATTCTATGGCAGAAGTATTGCTGATCTAGTTTTAGACGATCAGGACGCAGCAACCTCTATTTTAAGAGGAATACTAGATAACGTAGCTATGACAAATAACCCAAGAGTTGGTATAGTCGATGGTGCAGTTAATATAGACGATGTTTTAAACAATGAGATTGGCGCGATTGTGCGTATGCGTCAGGCAGGAGCAGTGCAGGATTTAGCTGTGCCGTTTACCGCAGGACAAACATTAAGCGCACTTACATACCTAGACCAGCTTGTAGAGGGTAAGACAGGCGTTAGTAGGGCGTCTATGGGGCTAGACCCTGATGCTATGCAATCAACAACTAAGGCCGCTGTACAGGCCACTGTGCAGGCCGCAGCAGGGCAAGTAGAGGTGATGGTTAGAAATCTAGCTGATGGTGCTAGAGATTTATTTGGCTTAATGCTGAGATTGCTGCAAAAGAATATGGAAGATGGCGCTATGATGCGTATGAATGGACGCTTCCAGCCAGTTGACCCAAAAGCTTTTGACATAGATATGGACGTTACTATTAATGTGGGGCTTGGCACTGGTAGAGAAGAAGAGAAGACAAACGCTCTCGCTATGGCATTGCAGCAACAAACTATGGTTTACCAAACATATGGACCTATGAATGGTTTGGTATCACTAACAAACATTAGAAATACTTTATCTGATATATTAGCCTCTAGTGGAATTAGAAATGCAGATCGTTACTTTGCGCCGATTACACCAGAGATTGAAATGCAACTATTGCAGATGCAACAACAACAGCAAGCGGCATTAGCAGGGCAAAATCAACCACAAGACCCTGCGGCTGTGATGGCGCAAGCTGAACAAATGAAAGCACAAACCAGAGCGCAAGTTGATTTACAAAGAGCGCAAATGGATGATGCTAGAAAGCGCGAAGATATGACTATGCAGGATGATTTAAAGAGAGATCAGATGGCGCAAAATTTATATGTTGATGCAGCCAAAACGTTAGGTCAATACGGTTCAGCAGTAGACATAGCTAGAATTAAGGCAGAGCAGGAAAAAGAGCGTCAGATAAATGATATGACCGCCAGAGCAGCAGGGCTATGACAACAGATATAAGAATACAGGCAGATGACGCCAAACGGTTAAAAAATGATACTGCATTTAAGCAGTTTATTGAGGATGTTCGTAATGAGCAAATTAGGCTTTTTACGACTAGTGTTGCTGAAGACGTTGAGCAGCGCGAAGAGGCGCACGCAATTCTGCGTGCATTAACTAAGATCGAAGTGCAGCTTGACGCTTGTATAATGGCAGAGACACTTTTAGATCGTAAGCAATAGGAGCAGTACCGTGGAAACGACTGACAACATACAAAGCGCAATTGATCAAATCATAGCGCCAGCCCAAGAAGAAACAGGCGAAACTAATCAAGTCGAAGAGGAAACAATTGTAGATCCAGAAGTGGAAGCAGTTGAGGAAACTGAAGAACTTGATGAACTAGAGGTATCTGATGAGGAATTATTAGATGCTGAAATTGAAGCAGATGACATTGAAGAAGAAACTGTCGGGCCAGAGTATTACACCGTCAAATCAGACGGCAAGGAAGAAACGGTAACAATAGATCAGTTAAAGCAAAGTTATTCAGGTCAAAGCGCAATAAATAAAAGATTTCAAGAAGTTGCTGATATGCGAAAGCAAATTGAGCAAAAAGCTTCTGAAGTCTTACAACGTGAGCAAACGGTAAGTTACCTTTATAATCAGTCTCAACAACAAGGCTTTGTATCACCACCTAAGCTACCAGATCATGGTTTAGCTGAGAGTGATCCAGTTTCCTATATGGAGCAAAGAGCTAAATACGATGCTGATATGCAGAGTTACCAGCAGCAGCAGATGCAAATGCAACAACTACAAAATCAACAAAGGCAGCAAGCTGATCAGCAGCACCAATCCTTTGTCGCAGAACAGGCTGAAATAATCAGAGGCAAAATTCCTGAATTGGCTGACCCAGAAAAGAGTTCTTCTCACTGGCAGTCATTAATGGGTAGTGCCAAAGAGTATGGGTTTAGCGATCAAGAAATCGCAGCCACAGCCGATGCACGTTATATACAAATGGCTAATGATGCCATGAAGTTTAGACGTATAGTTGCAAATCGCAAAAAGGCAGAAGCCAAAGGCAAGAACGCCAAACCTGTTGTACGGGCTGGAGCTAAGAAGGTCGCTGATCCAGAAGGTTCGCTAAAGCGTAAGCAATTTGCTAAATTGCAAAAGACAGGTCGAATGGAAGATGCAATCGACTTAATTATGAAAACTTAGCATTAACAAAATGCTATAAGCCGTTGAAAGGAATACATAATGGCACAACCAAGCAACACATTTGATTCTTACGATCAAGTAGGAATTAGGGAGGATTTGAGTGATATTATCTCAAATATTACTCCTGAAAGCACCCCTTATTTTTCTAAGTGTGGAAAGACAACTGCCAACAATACATTAGTAGAATGGCAGACCGACACTTTGAGAAATAGTGGCGCAAACGCACATATTGAAGGTGACGCAACTGCGGCTCAAGCGGCTGTTGCAACGAGCCGTCTTAACAACAGGACTCAAATCTTCAAAAATGCGGTAATCGTATCTGACACTGATGAAGGTCTTAATAAAGCAGGCCGACAGCGTGAGATGGCCTACCAAATTGTAAAAATTGCCAAAGAGCAAAAACTCGATATAGAGAAAGCTTTATTTGACAACAATGCAAAAGTGACAGGATCGGCTACTGCTGCGAGAGAGTTGGCAGGCGCACCGTCTTGGATGAAAACTAACGTGGATTTCCAATCTGGTGGTTCTGGTGCAAACCCAACTGGCGATGGAACGGATGCTAGAACGGACGATTCAAGTCCAACAGCATTTTCACAAGCTAAGTTTGACACTGTTATGCAATCAATTTGGGAAAACGGTGGAGAGCCTGACACGGTGTATCTATCTGCTTTTCAAATGAATGTGGCATTGGGCTTTACTGGTAACAACAACCAGCGTTCAAGTGTACAGGCAAGTGACGAGCGTGTGATCAAAAGCTTGGCAGTATATACAACTCCGTGGGGAACTATAGAGTTTATGCCTAGCCGCGAGAACAGAAGTCGTGACGTTTTCATCATGCAGGACAATATGTGGGAAGTTGCGACACTGCGTCCAACTAAAAACGTAGAGCTTGCAAAAACTGGTGATAACACTCAGAGACAAATTGTTACTGAGCTTACACTTTGTGCTAAAAACGAAGCTGCAAACGGCATTATTGCTGATAACACAACTTCATAATATAATAGGTGGGGGCAGAAATGCCCTCACTTTTACAGGAGGAAAAAAATGAAAGTATTAGTAAAAGATAGAAGTATTTCATCATCTAAAGGTATCATTAAGAATGGTGATGAAGTTGAGCTTCCTGAAGCAGAAGTAAAAAAAATTATGGCTATGAAGCCAAGTGCTTTTGAAGTTTTAAAGGAAGACCCGAAGCCTGCAAAGAAAGCAGCTAAAAAGAAACGTGCTAGAAATAATGATGGCACACTAAAAGCTGATGATCCGCAGACAGCAGATATTAATGAGGCGTGGCAATAATGTCTAATAGCACTAAAATTAGAGAGTCATATAAGTTTGAAGGTGATAATCTAATCATCAAGAATACGCATGACGCTAATGAAATGCTCAAGGATGTTGAATATGCAAGGCAACATTCTGCCAACAATTTTGGCTCTGACCATAAGCACGTTGGTAATGTAGATTTGGCATTGCTTGGCGTGTGGCTAAAGGAGGCTGGCGTTAGTTGGTCTGATACTGGCGCAGTTAAAGAAGTTATAAAGCGCAAGTTATTGAGCAATGAATTTAAAGACCTTAGAGTTTGGGAAGGCACATACTAATGAATAAGCGCACAGTACAATCAGCGCACTCACGCATTGACGCATTGGAAAAGCAAATGATTGAGATACAAACTGAAATGAAAATACAGTTTAAAGATTTGTACAATCGTATGAAGCGTATGGAAGCAATTATGATTGGTATTAGTGGCGCTAGTTTATTGTTGATTATTCGCATGAGCATTATGGGATAATCATGTCAGACAAACTGCCAAAAGTAAGTATTGCTGTAGTCGGGGTTGTTATAGCCCAGATCGGTGGCTTTATTTGGTGGACTGCACAGCAGGCTAGCACAATATCTAATCTTGAAGAAACGGTAAACATTCTGACTGTTGAGAATAACGCTACCGATAAAACTAATCTAATTAGGGATGTGCAGCGTAATACTGACCATCTGCAAGAGATTATTGATATATTATCAGAGTTTTATGAAGACATGGAAGATGCCGACAATGAGATTTGGGAAGACATAGATATGATCAATGAGGATATGGGTGGCATGGCTAGTCATATGATGGAGATCATCAAGCTTCAATCTCGCATTGCTATATTAGAAAAGACAGTAGAGTTTACTCGTGCCGATGGGATGTAGCGATGGACCCTATTACAATCCTTGCAGGGCTAAAAACAGGGTTATCTGCTGGTAAAACGATTGCCGCCCTTTCAAAAGATATAGGAAAGTTCTTTGACGCAACTGACCACGCTAAGAAAACGTTACAGAAAAAAGGTATATCGGGAAAAAGCACCAATGCTACGGCGCTGGATCGCTGGGCGAGTGTTAGAGCAGCAGCAGAAGCGGAAGCTGAGTTGCAAGAATGGATTACTCAAACCTA